TGGTCCTGTCCAACGTCTCGACCTACGTGATGATCAAGCCCATCGGGTCGTACGTTTCGCCATCCACAAATCCGTGGGCTCAACAGGGTACTACAGTCACGTATAACGCCGGACAGGTTGGGATCGGTGCGGGACCCGTGGGACTCACAGAGACCTTCACGGTCAACGGAAACACCGCGTTTATAGGGAACGTGACTGTCACCTCGGACGCGAGCGGGTCGACCTACGTGAACGCGAAGAGAGTCCCGGCCGGCTCTTTGGACGTGACGCGGTATGTGACCGGGTCCGTGCCTCTGACAACTACCACAAATTTGATCCGGAATTACTTGTCGAATGCGGCGACGATCACGGCAAATACATCGACGGGGACAATCACACAGGCTCTTTACGTTCCTGCGACTACCGGATCGTTTGTAAATCTAGGAAGTAATAATTCAGTAAATTACTCTAACCTTGCGTTATCAAATCTGTTCGTAGAAGCATGGGTGAACATTAGCACGACGGGCGTGACGCGAATTTTGGCCGCTAGAACAAATGGTACTACGTATGATTTTGCACTGCAAATTACTTCAGGAAATATTGTAACTTTTGACGTTTACAACACATCTGGGACGCAGTCTAGGGCGAGTAATGCAACAACTCTTAGTGCTGGAACTTGGTATCACGTTGCAGGGTCTTATAACAGAACTGGATTAACGGCTGGTACGGTATTGTGTTTCGTGAATGGTGGCGTTGGCGGTACGACCGGAACCGTATCAGCTGCAGGGCCGCGCGTGACACCCACCGCAAACATCTATATCGCCGGTGATAATAATGCATCAGTTCAATCTCTCGCTGGAAACGTCGCCGACGTCCGCGTCATGACCAACTGTATAGTGCCCGTCGCCACTTTTAGCCCTCAGGCCGCCCCCTTCACAACCGCCCCTGTGTACCGAACCGGCATGGACACCGGCTACACGTCCAACCTCACGCTCGCACTGAATACACAGTACTTCCCCGGCGCATCCACTTCGCCCTATGGACCGTGCTTGACCTTGCCGGGGACGGTGGGGTCTTATTACGCGCAGCTCCCCTCGGCGGCTCATTCCGATTGGAAAACAACTGGCTTCACTCTCGAGGCTTGGGTCAACTTCGCTTCGCTGGCTAATTCGAACGTGTTCAATACAGGCGCTTCATATCCACTGATGATTACGACCACGTCACCCCCTCCTAATCTTGGCTCCGCCATGTACGGATTCGGACCGACGACAACAGGCCAAATAGCCTTCGTCTGGTGGGCATCTGGTGGCACGAACAATGCTTTCGTCACTTCCAACACAATCACGACCGGTACTTGGAATCATCTTATGGTTCAAGGAAACGGCTCGAACGTCTACATGGCCATCAACGGTAATTTCACTACCCTGACGGCCCAGGGGTTCGCCCCGACAAGCGGTGCCGGAACCATCGCGCCAACATTGGCTCCGAGCACGACGGCCGGACCGCAACCTGGTTCGGCAATGACCGTCGGACAATACTACACGTACCAAGGCCCCAACTTTTCAGTCGCCAAAGCCCGCCTCATTTACGGCGCGAACGTCTACTCGAGCGGTTCATTCACACCCAATCCCAACTTTGCGACGAGCGCCACGGCTCCGTTCTGGTCTTTGGACACCCAGTACCCTCTGCCAACCTACCCAAGCATCCAGGACGTCACTCCGATCCCGAGTCAGCTCACGTCCTTTGGCGCCGTCCCCACCCCCATCGGCGGAGTCACAAGTAACACGCTCAGCCCCTACTCGACCACGTACCCGCAGCTCGACTCGATCAGGTTCGACGGCACGGGCTACATCGACTACGGCAATGCGGCGTCTTCGGTTCTGACTTCGAACATCTGGGCCTCGCCGTGGACTATTGAGGGGTGGGTGTATCCAACCGGTTCAAATGCAGGTTTTCCTACTATATTTGCTCGTTCTAACGCATCTACAACAGATCTTTATTGGGGTATTGACAGTACAGGTGTATTAAAATTCAATTACGGGAGTTCAGCCTCTAAATCTGGATATTATGCGTATACACCTCCATATAATACATGGACCCATGTCGCCCTGACATATGACGGGGCCAGATCTAATCTATACGCGTCTGGAACTTTTCAAGGCTCGGCGTCGATCATCGCATCTGGACAAACTTTTGTACCGAGTTTCTCAACCCAAATAGGTGCAACGACTAACGGTACATATGGGTACTGGATAGGCAACCTCGCCGATGTCCGCGTGTCCAACGTCGCTCGGTATTCAGGAACAACGTATGTTGTTCCGTCCGCACCCTTCACCACCGACTCCAGTACCCTGCTCCTTCTCAAATCCCTCGGTCAACAAACAGGCACGACCCTCCAGGTCCAGGGCCGCGGGCTCAACGCAGTTTCATTGGGTGCGACGAGATCCGTAAAGTCCTACCCCCCGGCGCCCATGTCGTCTTATTTGCTCGATACAACTTCGAACGCCTCGGTGACGTACGGGCAGGGCAAGTACGTGGCGAGTGCGTCGAGCGAGTATCAAACCAACGCGGTGTGGTACACCTTTGACAAAAATACTGCATCGGCACTTTGGTCATCACCTGGAGTTTACGCAGGCGCCCCTTACATCGGCGCCGTCACTACAGTTGATATACTTGGGAATTCGTACGCCGGTGAATGGATACAACTTCAAATTCCAGTTTCAATCATCCTTTCGAGTTACCAAATGAGGGGAAGTTATTACGCTACCACACAAAGCCCGGAAGTTTGGCGCGTTTTAGGAAGTAATGACGGGATCAATTGGACATTAGTTGATTCACGGACCGGTATTGCCGATGGTACTGCGTTGGGCACATACACCGTTTCTTCAACGCAAGCGTATAATTATTATCGTATGGTAATCAACAGACTTCAGGGCGCGGGGAGCTTTGCACACGTCACCGAATGGACCCTCAACGGCACCGAAGAGTCCCTCTGCATCACGTCGGATGCCAAGGTGGGCGTGGGCATCGCCAACCCGCAGCGCGCCTTGGAGGTTGCCGGCGACCTTATTGTGGGTGGCACGATCAGTGGAGGTGCTGGAATGGGCGGGTTCCGCAACCGCATCATCAACGGCGACATGAGGATCGCGCAGAGGGGGACGAGTGCGACAACGGGCGGTTACCTCCTTGACAGATGGGCTGTCGAACTTATTTCAGGTACGGTGACTCAGACTCGAACGCAACTCGTTCTTGATGCGAGTGATACTCCTTATCAATTGGGGTTCAAGTACGCGGCTAATGTTGCCGTCACCTCAAGTTCGACTGGTGCGCCCTTCGTTCAAAAAATTGAAAACATCAACATCACGGATCTCAATTGGGGTACATCTTACGGAAGTCCAGTCACGGCGTCTCTCTGGTACAAAACAAACGCAGCCCCGGGTTCTATAATTCCTATAAGTATCAGAATTATATACTGGATCGGTGGTTCCGCGTTCAAAGTTTATCCTTATAACACTGTTGCAATTGGTCAAAACACATGGCAATACGTTTCTTTCACTGTACCGCCTCCACCCAATCAAGGAGCCACCCTGGGCATGAATAATAACGGGGGTCAAGACGTGTTGGAGATATTCATTGGGTCGGCATCTGGATACGCCACCACCGCCGTTGCAGGTACATGGACGGATACGAGCGCGATGGGATCAACCGCTCAGACGAATATTTACAAAACGCCAGGAACTTATATGGCAGTCACAGGCGTCCAGCTCGAGAAGGGCACGGTCGCGACTCCGTGGGAACAAAGACCATATGCTACTGAGCTCGCTCTTTGCCAACGCTATTACACACAACTCAACGCCGGTTCAACGTACGCACGATTCGGGACGGTCTACTCCGTCTCCACAACCTCCTCGAACGTCTACATCCCTTTACCAGTGACCATGCGCGCTCGGCCCACCCTGACAATGACTATAGCAAATTTCAGGGTCGATGAGGGTTCATCTCAACAGACGGTCACGAGCGTCACGCCCGCTTCAGGATCGGCCGTCACGGACTGGCAATTGAACGCTGCCGGTCTGACTGTCGGTCACGGTGCTGTCGCCGCCGCAAACTTACCCGGTTTCCTCGAGGCCAACGGAACCACGAGCGCGTTCCTCGGTTTCAGTGCGGAGCTTTAGTGCGTAGGCTCGTTTCCATGCATTGACCCTCTCTCGGTTCTTTTCACGGTACTCTCGCGCCTTTTTCTTTCGGGCCTCGATCTGTTCTTCGGTCGGCTTGGCGTCGAACGGTTCCCCGTGCCATCTCCATACGAATCCACCCGCCTGACATTGCCGGAGTGAACAGCATTGTCTGACTCCGTTCACACCCGTGGCTCTCACAGACTCCCACGTCTTCACGAACGTTCCGTCGAGCGTGTACTGGTCCACTGGTTTCATTTTGTCTTTCTTGGCTTCCCGATTGTGCTCCCTGTGCTCTTCAGGCTGAGGCCGGCTCATGTTTGGACTTTGACGCTGGCCTTCCCTTATACGACGCACGTGTTCTTCAGAAAGCTTTACACCTGCGTGTGAAATCTTGTTCGCCTCACTTATCTTGCGTTTCGTCTCTTCGTGCATTTCACCACCTTCACCACCGGGTTTGAGGTTGTACCCGTTCGGGGCGATCGTCCCACGCTCCGCAATCTCCATGACTTCTCGGTCGTTCAATTCCTCGTTTGGAATTTCACAAATTACCGAAAATTCAAACTTGTCGAGTCCGTGACTGGCAAATGCCTGGGAAATAACACTAATATTGTTCTTTTTGTGTTCCTTCCACCTCTTCTGGGGATCGTCTCTCTTCGTCTGCCCCACGTAACATTTGCCATTCACGGTGTTTCGTATCTGGTATATGAACCCCATGTCTTACCTTGGCCTGAGATAATTATTCGGAAGCGGCCTGGAGCACTTCCCTCTGCTTGGCTCTGTACCGGGCCTTGGCACGTCTGTCCCTCTCCAGCTTCTTTTGGTGCATCTCCTCCTTCTTGGCTTTGTGGGTCATCCAAAGTTCGTACATCTCTTCAAGTGGCTCACCCTTGTAAGTCTCCATTGATCCTTCAGCCTATTATTTTCACAAGCTATTTCAGCAATGACCCAAGTCATTGTAATTCTGGATTCAAATACACTTAGTGTGGTTGATTGGTACTTCGTGGACTCACCAGTGATTCCCGTAACCCCAGGGATCCGCCTCGAGGTTCCAGAGGGTCTGAGCTGGAGCGACGTCAAAGGGGTCGCAGCAGAAGACGGAACCGTGACCCTTCAAGCTGACCCCTTGAAGGTTCAGGCCAAGCTCGACGCCGCATGGACCTCCCTCAGAACCCAGCGCAATGACCGTCTAACAGCCTCGGATTGGACGCAACTTCAAGACACTCACATGTCTGCAGACAAACAGGCTGCGTGGGCCGATTACCGCCAGGAACTCCGTGACTTGCCTGACCTGATCACGGATCCAACAAACTTCACGTGGCCTCTCAAGCCAGGTGAAATCCCCGCGACTCCAGTCGCCTCATCAAGATTCGGATCTCTTCTAGAACACGCAGGCGAGGAACCCGTCGCGCCCGTTGAGGAGGTCCCGGTCGTTGAGCCCGTTCCAGAGGCTGAGCCCGTTCCAGAGGCTGAGCCGGTTCAGGAGGTCACGGAGGCTGAGCCGGTTCAGGAGGTCCCTCCCGTTGAGGAGGTCCCGCCCATTGAGGAGGTCCCACCCATTGAGGAGGTCCCACCCATTGAGGAGGTCCCGCCCGTTGAGGAGGTTCCGGTCGTCGAGGAGGTTCCGGTCGTCGAGGAGGTTCCGCCCATTGAGGAGGTCCCACCCATTGAGGAGGTCCCACCCATTGAGGAGGTCCCGCCCGTTGAGGAGGTTCCGGTCGTCGAGGAGGTTCCGGTCGTCGAGGAGGTTCCGGTCGTCGAGGAGGTTCCGCCCATTGAGGAGGTTCCGGTCGTTGAGGAGGTCCCGGTCGTTGAGGAGGTCCCGGTCGTTGAGGAGGTCCCGGTCGTTGAGGAGGTCCCGGTCGTTGAGGAGGTCCCGGTCGTTGAGGAGGTCCCGGT